TAGATATCATGCGTATTTTCATCTAAAATACAATTTTATTCCTTTTTATTTTTAAAAACGGATCTATTTAGACATTTGATAATTGTCTTTATTTAGCCCCCTTATCACACAGACCCACAGACACGAGTGTTTTACAAACACTTCAAATTTGTAGACCTAGTTAACATATAACTTTATATATGTGCCCAGTTAGAATATGACTTTACATATTCACATTTTCATTTGAATATGACATTTTTAAAATGTTATATTAATGATATTATTTTATTCTTTTTTAGTAGAAATTAAAAACAGATCAGCTAGAATTATCCAGATAAGGATTCTAGTTTTGCATATTTATCGCCGGAATTATATCCACCATCACAAAACTCGCCGAACTTGTAGTTCCCGAGATTGCACTTCCTTTAGAAGCTGCCCAAACTCTCTTATCAGATGACCCTGTTGCCACACTCACTGATAAAATTCTTCCCCCTGAGGCTAAAACAATTTTAGATTCAGCTTGGGACGCCTTTGATTCTTCAGATCATCCGACTAACGACGGTTATGAAACACCTGATCAATCTTGGAATGGTATGAACACCAATAACTTAGAAGACACAATTGGAGTTCAGCCAGTCGAACTAACGCCAACACCACAATTTGTTCCTGGCACTCGCCAATCAAGACTTCAAAGACATCGAGAAAGAAAGAATATTGGAGCGACCAACAGACCACGAGACCGTAAAGTAACTCAACCTGTCGCTTCATCTTCCATTCAACATGTTGAAAAACTTCTTGAAAAACAAGCCGTCCTCGTTACTCAATTAATGGAAAGTTTTCCTGATATTGAAGACACCACTAAAACCCCTTGTCTCAAAGAAAAAGAGGAGAAGAAAAATGTAACCCATTTGGACAAACCCCTTATTGAAATTTTTAATCAACCCCCCAAAGAAATTAATTATAAAGCAATTCGCAAAACTAACATAATGAAAATGGAACGTTATAAGAACGGAGCTGTTTACAACTCCTTTTTATTCCGCGCCAAGAATGCTCGTTTGGTTGACCTTTCGAAAGTTATGTCCACTCTTTACAACAGAGCTGTGTATATAGAAAAACCTACCCGTTCCCTTGCTACATGGACTAAATCCATGGCTAGAAAAGGTGAACCCCCAATTTTAACTATGCCAGAAATTGATGACCCCAAAAATCCTGACATGGTTGCAATTAAAAAGTTCCGCACAAAATATGCCTCAGAAGGCCTTCGCAATTTAACGCCCGATGATGCCAATTCTTTTATTATGAATCTCAGAATGGACCATGTTGATTTCATTTCCACTTATTTTCAGTTGATGGATGAAATTAACAATCCAAAAATGCTAAAAGTTGTTAAACAGGCTACTTTTTCCGAATTCAAAAAGATTTTCTGCAAAGGATTTGATCGTTCCTTTACAAACGTAACATTTGAAGATAGCAAGATTGTTATCAAAACAAATAAAAAATTCGATCAACCTAAATATATTTCATCTGCTGCTGCTGTTGCCAGTGCTATGAAATTTTTAAATACGACTGGTATACGTAAAGTTAACAATGGCGTTCCTATTGAAGATCTTCGACCTGAAGATTGTCTTTCAGGGAAAGCTAAACTCTTGAATGAACTTAAAAATCGTATTAATCGATCCAATGCACAAGAAAAAGAACGCAGAGGATCTAAGCAACATTTCTTCTTTGATCAAGTTAAAGGGAAAGCTCACAGAATGCGTAAAGCAGACCGAAATAATATTGAATATGAACAAGGTTTTGGTTCCTACTTGCAGGCTAAGCTCTTTAATATGCTCAGACAAAAATCTGCACTTGAAATGCTTGATGAATGTAAAGGAATAAAGGATATAATTTCTCTTTTTAGAGAACTCTCAATAAATAAAACATTTATCAATCATGAAGAGAAGAATATTTTTTCTATACTTTTAACACAAAAGATAGGCAATCCTGATTATGCACTCTTTTTCCTTCAAAAACTTCAAGAAGGTGAAATGACAATACTCGAAGCCCGAGGAATTGTTACCATTTTAAAACAACTTAATACAGATTTTGAATGGGATGAAATTTTTCAAGATTATCTTGAAAGAATAAGACTTGCGTCTGAAGAAGAAGAAAACACCCCTGGATGGTTCCAAAGTAAAGCCACCGCTATATTAGATTCTATAAAATCAATATCTAAAGCAGCCCACACCTTAATTTCAGCAATTTTTGAACAGATTATGAAATTATGGCAAAATGTTATTAATTTATGCTCAACAGTTTATACGAAAGTTAAAAAGTTGTTTATTGTTTTTTCACATTTCCTCTTAAAGCTCGTTTCAAAGGTATTTGGTTTTGATACAGAAACTATTTTAATTCCTACTGACCCTGAAACTGCTGAATTGGAAGAAAACTTCGAAATATTGACCCAAGGAGTTCTCCGCCGATCCAGTAGTTCAAGATCTTCACTTGAAGATTTTGATCAACATGAAATTGAAAAAGATGATGACAATGAAAGCGTAACTTCTGTACCTACTAATGAAGCTATTTGGAAAAATCTCTATGCTCCTTCAGATGAAAGAGCTGAAAGAGATTTCAAAGCGGCTTCATCCAGTCAGCCTCAAGAACCTTTGACTTTTTCAAACAGACCTTTGGAAGATCCGCTTGCTGACTTTGTCCCTGAACAACCAGTTGTTGAGCAAGAACAAAATGCGATCAAACTTGAAGTCCCATTTGTACAAACTTTGTCACGCACCATATTATCTTTTGTGCCAGGAATGACAGAAAAGAATTTAAATATTGATGAAAAAGAAGTTACCAAATGGAACAACAGATTACGTCTCGCTACTTCTTGGATTTCTTTTATGAAACAACTTGTAGCCGTTTTTGTTCATATACTTTCTTATGTTTTTAGTTGGATTGCAAGAAAACTTGGTCTTATTGATGAACCTACTTATGTTTCGGTTTCGGATATAGTCAGTGAAATTTGTGCTCTTGATATTAAGATTATTAATTATAAGGCTGCAACAAATAAGAATGACATGGATGAAGAACTTGCCAAAGAAGTTGTTGTATTGTATCAAAAATGTTCAAAAATGGTCGACAGGATCGCACATGACAGGGACAATGTTCCAGTTTACGGTCTTTTTGGTTATTGGATGAAACATCTTACAGATAAACATGTAAAACCAGCCCTTGCGATTTTGAGTGAAAATCCATCGAGAGAAACTCCGATGTGGATCAATCTTTGTGGAGCACCTGCGGCAGGAAAAACCATTTTAACACCATTTATTGCTCGTAAAATTCTCAGAAAGAATAAAATCAAGAAAGAAATTTATACTTGGGATGAAACAGCTTTTCAAGATGGTTATCTTGGAGAACAGGTAATTACATACCAGGACATTTTTCAAGCTAAAGACCCAGCAATAGATATGCAAGCATGTATGGCAATCATACGCCTTATTTCTTCAGATCCTTATTGCGCTCTTGTTGCTTCTCCTGAAAAGAAGGGAAGAGTTTTTATCAGACCTCGTCTTGTTGTAACAACAACCAATGCTGTTGCTTTTGCAGCACCTACAGCCCTTCGCGACCCGAACGCTTTCCTAAGACGACGCATGGTTAACGTTGAGGTTTTGAGATATCCAGGTATCATTGTTGATCATGAAATGTCTGCTGAAGCGGGATTGAGAAGTACTCTTTTTGTCATCAAAGGTATTTTTAAAGAAAATGAAGTCATTAATGTTTTTAATGCGAGACATTTCTTTGAATATATTCAATTTTTGGATGCACATAAAAAAGAAGTTTTTGGTATTTTTGATGTCGACGAAGAAGAGGAATATGATGAAGAAAAAGCTCTTAATGCTCCGGTTGAAGGAACGCGAAGAACAGATCCTGATAATCCTTACTGGAATACTTTTGATTTAACACGAGAAACAGGCCCTTCACCTCAGAGTACTATTACCAGAACTGATGCGGAGATGGAAAAGTTGTTTTTGAAGTATCACAAAGAATTTCCAAAATATGTACCTAATTTAAGAGCAAGAGAAGTTGACATTCCAGAGTTGCCGGATTCCATTGTTCCTGTTTCAAGAGTTGTTGCCCCAGTAAAAGAATGTGAGTTGCATGAGATTACTAGAATGCAGAAATTCTTTTCAGCATTGAAATCAAGAAAAGTTTGGATTACAAGTGCTGTTGTACTAACAGGTGTTGCAGGAGTTGCTTTAACTATAATTGGAATTGGAAAAATGAATATTAAAGACAAAGACAATGAACAGTCAAAATACATTTATGACAGAAAAGCCCCTAGACAGTTGCCTAACAAAGTCGTTCCATATAAAATTGAAGGTCTTGAAAGAACTCAAAATGATATGGCCGGTCTTTCTACACCTTGGAAAAGTAAAGCTGGTTCGCCAAAATACAATGCAGTTTTCACTTTCGAAATGAAAGGAGAACAACTTGGATTTAATGCTTTTGTTGTTAATGAAAATTTCTTATTGACCAACTTGCACAGTTTTAACGCCTATATGTATTTCAGAAATATTGGAGTTGTTGAAAAAGATGAACTTTTGTTATCGAATGGAGTTGTAAATATTTCAGAAATCGATTTTACTGGAAAGTATGTCAGTACTCAAGGTGAGGATCTTGTTTTGATCAAATATAATGACATTCCATTAAAGTATAGACAAGGATATAAAAGTCTTATTGATAATTTTTCAAAGAATCCTGATGATTTCAAATGTGTTCCAGAAAATTCTAAAATCATAAAATTGAGACATTGGAGTGATCCAAGAGAACATTCAGATTGGGTAACGCTTGAAAATGACAAGGTTGTTTCAGTAACGGTGCTCAATCCAGATGGCAAAGAGACTACATTTGCAGGAAGAATTCAAGGAAACTTGAAATCTCGAGATGGTTATTGTGGTTCGATGTTGTTTTCATCACGTTCAGGAAAAATAATTGGTATGCACGCTTCTGGCACTCATACTACTGCTTCCTATGTTCCAATAAACAGAGATTTGATTCATTCAATGATTGTTGCTCTCGATTCAGGTAAAACTGGTTTGATTGATGTTGAACAGGGTGATATTCCTTTTTCGAAACAGCTCGGAAGCACTTCCTCCAAGACCGAGAGAGCTCAGAATCTTTTCGGAGCGGACGAGCCGTTATCTCACAGAGATCTGCCACAGGAGGAAATCTTCCATTTGCCAATAATTTTTGTTCCGGTTCCGATCTTTATCCAGCCACCACTTTCTACCAGACTCCTAAGACACTTTCGTTTCTTCCTACCAGATCTTCAATCAGACGTTCTCCTTTTTCTTTACTCAATCGTTCTAGCTTTAGTTGTCCAGCCCACACTGTACCATTTTTTGACAACGATCTTATGTATAGAGATCCCTTACGAATCGCTCTCGCTAAAGTCAGAGACAACAATGCACGAATTCCTGAAGCACTTATTCAACAATCTATTAACATTTTTCTTGACATATGTCCAAGGGGCTCTATTACTTCAACCACTATTGATGTCGCTCTTAATGGTATCCCGGGAGTCGTATCTTCAATTGATATGCAGACGTCGGGTGGTGTGGATTGGAATTTTGCTCCTTACGATAAGTCTGAATTTGTATTTAGAGAAACTGAATCCGGACCACTCGTTCCTACGCCTAAATTGCTTGCTGAAATTGAAGCTTACGAAAGCTTTGAACGCTTTCCAATAATTGTTAGTAACAAATTGAAAGATGAGAGATTGCCCAACGAAAAAGTTGAACAAGGTAAAGCTCGTATTTTTTCAGTTTGTCCATTCCCATACCTTATTTATGTCAGAAAATGGCTACTAGGTTTTATTGTATATTTTAAACAACACTTCCTTGAAACAGAAGTTGCAGCAGGAATAGATCCAAATTCACGAACGTGGCATGATCTTGCTGCTCATTTAACAAACGGATTCACATCATTATTGTCTGAAGATGCAGATTACGGTGGATTCGAATATTGCGTCCCATCTAATGTTTCAAGCGCTCCCTACACAGTTTTCAAAAGAATGACAAATGAAATTGAATTAATTAGACAAATTGAAAACATCTCAATGTATAATCAAAAAACTGTTAATATAGTCGCAGACCTGTGGTACTACAGACATGTAGGAAATACTTCAGGACAACCTATCACTTTGCACTATAATTGTATTTTAAATTCCCTATTATTAAGATGTGCCTTTTTACAATATTATGTAACTAAAGGCCATGATATCACAGAAGCATCCCAAATAGTCAAAACTAATTT